AATGTTTAGCAGCAGGAACCGATTCAGTAACATTAATCAACAGTATTAATACAGATGCTTCAGCAGAACCAAGTTGTATAGGACTGACACAAGCAGAGATAAATGCGATGGTACAACGTAACGTTGACCACCTTTCAACTATCTTGCTTTATGAACCTGATGCAAGTAATGCAAGTGACGATACACCAAACGTAAAAGGAGCAGCAGACAGTAAAAAGACTACTCACGTTGCAGCAGTTACAACTGGCACAAATTACATAGCAGCAAATTAATAAATAATTACAACAGGAGAGGAATAATGGGTAGTAAAAAAAGTTATCACCAAACAAAAATTAAACCTGCTAAAAAAGCAGTTAAAAAAACAGTTAAAAAAAGTCCTGTTAAAAAGAAGGATAAAAAATAATGAACTGGTTTTCAAAAACATACAAAGAAACTATAAAAAGAGTATCTCAAGCATACAAAGGTGTTGAAGATAAAATAGTTCGTGCTAGAACTAAAGAAGGCACGTACAAGGCAGATGATAAATCTACCCCGGATGTTGATGAAGCATACACTACTGTAGAAGTTAAAAAGAAAAAAGGAAGGCCTCCTAAAAAATAGTAATGTACGAGTACGATTGCGAAGTTACTAAAGTTGTTGATGGGGATACTGTTAAAGCAATAATTTGTGTAGGTTTTGATATTTTATACAAGAGTACAATTAGGCTTTATGCCATAGATACTCCCGAATCTAGAACAAGAGATCTTGATGAAAAAGCCAGAGGGAACCTGGCAAAGTATTTTTTAAAAGACTCTATAGAAAATGGCAAAAAAGTAGTTATTAAAACTCATTTAAAAGATTCTAGAGGAAAGTTCGGAAGAGTCTTAGGCACTATATGGGTTGATGGTGTAAACATTAACCAGGCTCTAGTAGAAAACCATTTAGCAGTTACTTATCATGGCCAAGCTAAATCAGATGTTGAAGATGAACATTTAATTAATCGTAAAAAATTAATAGAAATTGGGGTTTATGTTCCAAATGAAACATAATTTTTTTAGTTCATTAATATTATTATCAATAATATCTTTAAGTTTTAATACTCAATCCTCAGAACAAAGTAATGATACGCCTTGTGACAGTGGAACTCAGTATTGTGAAAATAATGTATTAGATACAACCAACACGACTACTACTAATAATACTAATACCAATACCAATACTAATAACAACACGAATGTAAATACAAATACAAACGCTAATACAAACGTCAACACAAGTACAAATGCAAACACAAATGCTAATACAAATGTAAATACAAGCACAAATGCTAATACAAACGTTAATACTAACAATTCAAATGCTACAAACACTAGTACAAATACAAACGCCAATACTAACGTTAGTACCAACAATTCAACTTCCGATTCAACAGTAAATTCTACTGTTAATCAAAACGTTACAAACACCAGTAGTTCTACTGCTAACAACAGTAATACAAATAAAAATACTAACGTTAATACGTCTAAGTCTGATTCTAATGTTCAAACAAATAACGTAAATCAAAATAATAACAATTCAACATCTGAAAATACTAATAAGAATATTAATGAATCCAATTCAACTCAGACCATTAATCAGAATGTAACTAGTAAAGCTCCGCCTGCCTCAGCAATTGCACCAAGCATCATGTCTTATTCTCAGGACTTATGCACAGTAGGTAGGTCAGGAGCGTTTCAAGGTCAAGTGTTTGGATTTTCTACCGGGGGGACGGTAAAGGATGAAAATTGTGAAAGGCTAAAACTTTCTAAGTATCTGTATGACACAGGTATGAAAGTAGCTTCTGTTTCTATTCTTTGCCAGGATTCTAGAGTATTCAAAGCTATGGAAATGGCAGGAACTCCTTGTCCATACAAAGGTAAAATAGGTAAAGAAGCTATAAAGTCGTGGGCTAATAACGTAGAAGACAGGCCAGATTACGAAGAAGTAAAAGGGACTTATATCCAAAGGTGTAAAAAAACAAGAAACTCTAACGGTAAAAAGAAATCAAAAACTACTTGCATAAAAGAGTTTGATGCAAAAGCCTAAGAACAAACTAAGCGAGCTTTTAATAATTGGAGCTGTGGTGTTCGTAACTGCTTTAGTTCTTTTATTATCCTTTAAAACAGAAGCCTCTTACACTTACGAAGCAAACCAATCTTTAATAGATTTAACCAACGCTACAGGCACTACAAACTTAGCCGCTGGTGATGATGGAGTATCTGCCGCTTTTGCTTTAGGTTTTACGTTTGATTATTACGGACAAGAATTCACACAAGCAAGAGTAGCTACTAACGGTTGCTTGCATTTTAAAACTTCAGGAGCCTTTTGTAACGATTTCACACCAGACCCTTTATCCGATCAGCACACCTATACCATGTATCCTTTTTGGACAGATCTTATTAGAGACAGTGGATCATCTGTTCTGTCTAAAATTTACTCAGATAAAACTGTATTTGGATGGTACGACATGAAAGAGTATGGCCGTAACAATACCAACAACAGCTTTGAGGTTATCTTGTGGGGCAACGACACGTTTGAATACAGATATGGATTTTTGGATATAGAAAAACACGATGTACTTATAGGAGAAATAGGAAGTGGATCAAGTGAAATATATCAATACCTTTTTTATGACCAGTGTAGTACCGGGACAAC